AAACCCTTTAATTTCTTGTTTCTTTTCTCTAATTGTTCTATCTTTTTTCTTAAATCTTCATTATGGTTTTCTTTAACTAATAACTTCTTCATACGCCATTGTCTTAAAGATATATTGGCCGCTATTAGAAGTAATACCGCTAAAGGGTCAAATACAAAGATAAGAATTAGTATAACAATTCTAACTGCCTCGTCAAAATGACTTTGAGCGTCATTACCATATATCAGTTCAGCAACATATTTAATAGGTCCTACTTCGGCCTCTATCTTATCTTGTGCTAATTGTAGATTGGCCTTTTCTGTGGATAGTTTAGCAATCTCATCACTAGCATTTTTAATTGCTGTATTTAATTCGTTTCGTTCTTCTTCTTGTTTCTTACGTTCTTTTAAACCTCTAGTAGCAAAGTCATTATTTAAAAAAACTTCAATAGACTTATCTAATTGTACTAAAGTTTTTTCTGACCTATCAATAATGTTTTGTTGTCTAGTAATTTGATTATCTATTGTTTTAATTTTAATAGTATTACCACTTGTTGGTTGTACTTGGTCAAGGTGTGCCTTTGATAAGAAACCAAAAATACCCATTGATGTTATAAAAATTAAAACAATAATAGCAGCAAATAAGTATGCCTTTAAAAGTTTTGGTACATCACTTCGCCAATTTTGATATAACCAACTGGCTGCTACAAGTTTTCCTATTTCTAAAGCAGATCCCATAGCAATAATAGGTACAGCAGCTCCAGCAAATAATGTTGCTAGACCTATAATAGAATAACCAGCTGCTATAATTGATATACTAAGGGCTGATAAAAAAGTAAGGATAGTTAAAAACATAGTGATAATATTTATGTCTATAGTTGTTTAGGTTTCTCTTTTGGAGCAACTGTGTTTGTTTTTGAATCTGGTTTTATTTCTATTTGTACTTCAGCAACCTTTTCTTCTTGTTCTCTAATTGTATCTACAATCCAATTTACTCGTTCAGCATAATCTTTTGTGGTTGAATATGCCTTTAATGTTTTAATTAAAACTTTGGCGTCAAGTTGTTGTCCTAAAACTAACATCTTAGTTCTTACTTCTCTAAATTCTTCATATGCTGGGTGATTGTTTAATAGTTCTACAAAAAATTGTACACTTTGACATTTAGTATTAAACTTTCTAACACCCCAACCTTTCCACTTTGTACGGCCTTCTAATAATAGATGTGGTACATCTTTATCATAAGTTCTAATACCAAATAGATTATTACCTTCTTTAGCAAAACGACTTGTACCCCAACCTGATTCTAATGCCGCTTGAGCAACAATCATTTCCATAGGTACTCTTTCAGTTCTTGGTGTTTCAAAGTTTACCCAATCCACACATTTACGAACCGCCTGTACAAATTGTACATCATTGTTATAATCAAAAGCAGGTTCTTGTAAACCTAATTCATTTGCCCATTTAGTATAATAAGCTTCTATGTCTTTTTTAATTAAGTGTTTTGTGTAGGGATTAGGATAGAAAGTACCAATTGTAAATAGTATAAAATGAAAGACTATTATACTAATTATAATTTTTACTTTACTAAATTTTTTGAGCGTAATACTCATATCCTGACCATACCTCTCCATCAGCATCTTTAAATGATGGTATCTTTACTTGAAAAAATGTTAACTCATTTTTTAACTTTTCTACTTTAGAAAAAATGTGTTCTGCTTGTTTTTCAGTATAATTGTCGTAAATGTCTTTCGCCCAATTACCTGTATAATACATCTTTTGTGTTCCAGGTAAATTAGATGGTTTCGTTAGTTCAGTTAATTGTATAATTGCCTCACCTATCTCTGCTTTAAGATAGTGGTCTAGTTCTTTACTTTTCTTTCTCACTTTGTTCATAATATATTCCTTTATGTTTATAGTTGTAGTCCTATTTCATTAAGTTTCGGTCCGAAACTATAAAATAGTTTGTTGTGATTACCTGTATCGCCTAGATTTGCCATTTGATATAGGTGTACCATTTCGTGTCCTAATGTGTCCACAAAATCTTTTTTTGATTTATATTGAGGTTGCATCTGAAGTCTATATACTCTCGTACCTTTTCTTTTCCACTCCAATATCTCAACTAAACCGTAACAATACTTTTTCTTATCTCTAATCTGTTTGATTATGATTTCATTGAATGGTGATAGTTTATTATCAAATACTGCTTCATTTATCATTTTAAAATATTTTTTAATATCTTTATAGGTAGTCGTATAATCGGACTTAACAGATAGTTCTCTCTTTAAAAGTTTTCTGACTTTTAATTTTTTATCTGACATTTTAACTCCTTTTATTTTTTAAAATATAATATAATTCCTAAAATAATTAAGGCGAATGCATAATCATACCATAAAATTTCCATTACTGGATATTCCATAATCTACTTACAGTCGTCTTTTATTTTTGTATTCTCTAATAACTTACACTTATACTCTTTGTCCGCTTTTAATCTAAGATCAGCGGCAATACCGTCTAGTATTGCAGGTAAATAGGCCTGTAATATAGTAATTGACTCTATAGCGAATTGATGAGCAAGTTTTTGCATCTCACTCTCCATCAATTTACTTACATCAACATTGGTACCGTTTACTTTTGATTGTATAACGTGACCAAGAACAGCCTTATTATATTGTTCACCCGCATTTGCAGTGTTGAAACCCCACATCAAAAACGCAAATAGCGTACCTAGTAGGGTTATTAATGTAATCAAATATCTCATAATATATCCTCTCTTTAGTTATATTTATATAATACACTAAAAAAAGTGGTTTGTCAACCAATAATTTGATTAAAAAAGGTAGTAAAATTAGGGACTTATTGAAGAACAAAGGGTGAACATTTATTTGTCACACCCTTTATTCTATGATTCGTTATGGTTTAACGAAATTATCGTTCCATCCAAAGGCTTCTTTAACCATATCAGCGGTTAGTCCTTTGTATGTTTTATTAAGTGATTTATTCTTTACATCTATTAAAACTTGCGCTTCATCTTTATGAAGACCCTCTAATATTTGTATAAACAAAGTTTCTTTTCTTAACTTGTTTAATTTAGGATCTGCACCTTTTACAAAGTGCCATAGACGTTTTGTTTCGTTCTCTAATGAAGTATGTTCTGTACCAATTGGAGCATCGTTTTCCATAAACGGTGGTACTCCTGGTGGTAAATCCCATTCAATATTAGGATCAAATGCACCTTTAAGTAGTTGTCTTATAGCAGCACTATCGTACTGTTTTAAAACTTCTATCTTTTTAGGTTTGTCTTTAGCGTTGTTTATTTTTGTAAAGATTTCACTCACTAATGGTCTACCACTACCTCTTGTACTAGCAATAGCTTCCATATTTTTCTTTGGTATTAAGTGAGGATTTGTATTTGCCATTTTATATCTCCATGCATGTTATCAAAAATCATTTATATTTTCAATCAATGATTTCAGTTTATTCTCTATAAAGTACGTTAACAGTAGCGATCTGTTTGGTACAGTATAGGTTATATACTTACTTAGTATATCATTATATATAAGACCAGGAATCTCTTCCAAGTCGATCAATTTCTTATTTCGTTCATAATACTTTTTAGTTTCTGAACCTAGAGGTATGTTTTCTATATTCGCCCATTCCTCTAATCTCTTTTTATTTATAGGCCTTTGTTTCTCGCCTGTTGTAAACACATCATCTGGACTTAGTATGTTTGGTATACCATCTGACCTATCACCCTTAATAATCTGTTCGTGTAAAAATCGTTTTGGGTCTTCATCTTCTACAAACTTCTTTTGTATTGGTGCATACTGTTTTACATTTGGATATTTTTGTAACTGTATAAAGTCTTTATCACCAGAGATAATCATTATCTTATCTTTTGTGTGATATTCTTTTACAAGTACACCTATAATATCATCTGCCTCAACTTTATCTATATGTAATACAATATAAGGAAAGTTTTCTGCGATCTCATCTCTAATTTCACCTATTGTTTTAAATACTTGGTTCCAATCTCTACTTGATTCATCTCTACCTTTTTTTCTAGCGTGTTTATAAAAAGGAAAGTAATCTCTACGCCAAGGATTAGCACCATCGGCACATAATACTTGTGTTCCGTATTCTTTTTTAAACTTTAAATTGTATCCACGTAATGAATTTAACACCATATGGCGTATCATATCTTTATCAGGTATCTCGGTTAGATTACCTCTTGTTTGAGCCATTAGGTTTGAAATCAATACTTGGTTTAAATCAACTAATATCATATTGGTAATATCGCTAAACTTTCATATTGTTTGGACCAATCTCTACAAATATCCATAACTCTTTTTCTATTGTTTATATTAATTCTTTTGTTATCAATTAATGTTTCAAACAACTTATCTACTCCAGCACCAAGGTGTAGA